TTTATTTAAATAATGTAACAAGATTGTAACAATTTGTCACACGATTGTCACACAACTGTAACATGATTGTAATAATTATATGATACAATCGTTATCAAACTTATTGAGGATTAAGAAAAAGAATATATGAAAAAATTAAGAAGAATAGATATGTATATTATGAGAGAGTATGGAAGTTATTGTGATGAAGCATTAAGATATAATGATTTACAATTTACTTTTAAAGTTTGGAGAGATAAGAACATTAAAGATTTAGTAAAGGGATATGTTAATCAAAGGAGGTTGACCAGAGATGGAGGGTTATAAGCTACTAACAACAGAGGAATATAGGTTGTTCGCTAACTACATAGTTCAATACAATACAGAGAACGTAGATAGTATAGCGTTTGAAACTATCTTTAGTGTTGGTGACATGTTTGATGTTAGGTTACTTAATAAAGATAAGTTATTTTTGGAGAAGATATTAGTTGACATGGTTTAATAACTGTGTTATAATAGATTCTTGTTTACTATAGGGTAGCCCTCAACTATACTTCCTCAACCTATAGTGAATACAGTCTGAATTTTCCACATTGCGTGGGGGTTTAGCCGACTTAAAACAGCTATAACCAATAAATGCAGTCTGACTTTTCCTAGTTGACGGGGGGTTTTGATGGGACTTTAAACCACCATAACCAATAACGAATCACAGCGAAAGACAGTCGTTCGGTGTCTATAAAAGATAATGTTCGAGTGCTGGGTATCACTTTAAAGTACCCACTAGTTAATACGCTGGAGGGCTATATGATATTTTCATTTGACAAAATAGAATGGTCGTGGCAGAATGATTGCCAAGACAAACAGTATTGGGACACTTGGATTCCCAAAAAATCAGATATAAAAATAGTAACTAAGTTATCCCGAGAGGATACACAGTCGTGGAAGAATGAAATCTGGGAGGACTTGCAACCCGATATCCAATTTACAAGGGATAGAAACAACGCAAGAAGAAAGCAGAAAAGACTTGACAACAGGACTTAACTGTGGTAAGATGTTAAACTTAATACAACCTAAAGGAGAAATATATGTATGAGTATGTAAAAGGGAAGGCAATGTGGGCTAATATCACAACGCCTAACACGAGGTTTGAACCTCATAAATATGGTTTAACTGTACTGACTGACCAAGATACAGCATCTAAGCTTGAAGGCTTAGGACTGAATCAAGTTAGGTCTAGAACAGGTGAGTCTAAGTATGATGAACCAGCATTTACTTTTAGCAAGAGAGCTACGAAGAATGATGGTGGTGCAAATGTAGCACCCAAGCTGGTAGATGGAGAAGGTAATAGTATGGATGTGTCAGTAGGTAATGGCTCTGAAGTTACTGTTAAAATAAAACCTTATGCAAATGCTTATGGTAGCTTTGCTGAACTAATGGCTGTCAAGGTAGACAACTTAGTAGAATATGCTGAACAAGATTCAGACAACGAGGAATTTTAATATGATTATTACTATAAAGAAAGACGATGGCGAGGTGTTGTATGATACCAATAAGGTAGCAGACGATAACAGCAGACGTAATGCTAATGTTACTATCAGTAAGATAGGTACATTGAGTGTAGTTACAGAAGCTCTTAAGTATGCATCTGATTCACATCAAAACAATCTTGAGATACTCCTTCAGAAGCATGAAGAAGCTATAGTAGAGATGGAAGAAGAAGAAGTAGTAGCAGTAGACACAGACTCAGAAGAGTCTTAGTTTACAATGAGGGCTAACATGGATAAAACTTGGGACAAACTACACCAACCCTGTCCACTTTGTAATAGCAGTGATGCTGTTGGAATCAATGAAGACGATTCAGCAAAGTGTTTCAGTTGTGGTGAGTTCATGCCTAACTATACTAACGCATGTGGAGGAAAGGATATGCAAACAGCAACGACAACAACAACAACATTTAAACAACCGGACATGGTAGAAGGTGGGCAGTTCAATGCCCTAAAGGATAGACAGATATCCCAAGCGACAGCTACTAAGTATGGGGTTAAAAGTATGCACGATTTACAAGGTAACATCGTTAAGCATTTCTACCCTTACTATAATGGGCATGAGCTATCGGCTACCAAGGTTCGTAATGTAGTTAACAAAGACTTCTTTGTCTCTGGAACTTATAACGAGACAGGCTTATTCGGTCAACAGTTATTTAAGGGTGGCAAGTATGTCACTATAACCGAAGGCGAGTGTGATGCTATGGCAGGGTATGAACTACTAGGCTCTAAGTGGGCAGTAGTTTCTATCAAGCGTGGAGCACAGGGTGCAGTTAAAGATATCAAGGAAAGCCTTGAGTTCTTTGATGAGTTTGAGAATGTAATCATTGCATTTGATAGCGACAAGGCAGGGAAGGAAGCATCTATTAAAGTTGCTAGACTTTTCAAACCCGGAAAGGCTAAGATACTTACACTACCTAATGGGTTTAAAGACCCTAACGATATGCTACGTTCTAACAGACACAAAGAGTTTGTTGAATGTTGGTGGTCAGCTAAAGTTTATACACCATCCGGTGTTATAAATGTATCTGAACAACGTGATAAGTTTAATAACCGTGAGAGAAAGCCTTGCGTCCCTTATCCATACGAAGGACTTAACAAGAAGTTATATGGTATGAGACAGGGTGAGTTGATTACTCTTACAGGTGGCACAGGTCTTGGTAAGTCTAGTGTGACTAGAGAACTAGAGCATCATCTTATAAAGAACACTACAGACAATGTAGGTATCATTGCTTTAGAAGAAGACTGGAGAAGAACCATTGATGGTATCTTATCCATCGAAGCTAATGCTAGACTATATGTGGATGAAGAAAGAGATAAGTTTTCTAAAGAAGAATTAGATAAGATGTTTGATATTCTTTATGACGGAGAGAATCGTAATAGAGTCTGGGTGCATTCCCACTTTGGCACGAATGATATTGATGATATCTTTACCAAGCTTCGCTTCATGATTATTGGATGTGATTGCAGATGGGTGGTCGTTGACCATTTACATATGCTAGTCAGTGCAGTTCATGATGGAGATGAGAGACGAGCCATTGATACTATCATGACTAGACTAAGAAGTTTAGTAGAAGAGACAGGTGCAGGAATCATTTTAGTTTCACACTTGCGTAGAGTTGATGGTAACAAAGGACATGAGAACGGTGTTGAAGTATCTCTATCACATCTAAGAGGTTCAAATAGTATTGGACAACTTAGTGATTGTGTCATTGCTCTTGAACGTAACCAACAATCAGATGACCCTGAAGAAGCAAGGACTACAAGACTTCGTGTGCTTAAGTCTAGGTACACTGGTGATGTAGGTCTAGCATGTAGAGTAATCTATGATGGAGATACCGGCAGACTAGCTGAGTTAACTGATGAAGATATAGAATTTGATGACAGTGCAGACGAGGCTTTTTAATGCAGTTAGTATTTGACATAGAGACGGATGACCTTAAGGCTACCAAGGTACACTGTATCGTTGCTCAAGATGTAGAGTCAGGAGAGATATTTAAATTCCCTCCTGATAAACTACAAGAAGGGTACGACATGTTAGCTTCGGCAGAAACTTTAATAGGTCATAACATTATAGGTTTTGACATACCGGTGGTAGAAAAGTTTAGTGGTATGGACTTGTCTAAGAAACCTGTAATAGATACTCTTGTTTTATCTAGGCTATTCAATCCTTCAAGGGAAGGTGGACACAGCTTAGAGAAGTGGGGATATAAGTTAGGTTATCATAAGATAAACTTTACAGACTACCTTAACTATTCTAAAGAGATGTTAGATTATTGTGTAAGAGATGTACAACTTAACGCAGTTGTTCTTAAAGAATTAAGAAGAGAGAGTAAAGGATTCAGTAAGGACTGCATAGCTATTGAGCAAAGCATAGCTGGTATTATTAAACAACAAGAAGTCAACGGCTTTAAGTTTGATACTAAGAATGGATTACTTTTACTAGCAGAACTCAGAGAAAAGAAACAAGCAATAGAGGAAGAGGTACACAGTACCTTTAAACCTAAGTGGGTAGATGATAAGTCAGTTACCCCTTACATTAAAAAAGATGGAGAGTTATCTAAGCGTGGCTTAACAGATGATGAATACGATAACTGTATCAAGACTCAAAACCTTGAGACATTTATGAGACAGAAATTAGTTGATTTTAATTTAGGTAGCCGTAAGCAGATAGGAGAATATCTTATTGACTTCGGTTGGAAGCCTAATAGGTTTACACCTACAGGTCAGCCTATAGTAGATGAGAAAACCTTATCGGCTATTACTCATATACACGAAGCTAACCTCATAGCTCAGTACCTTTTACTTCAGAAGCGTATAGCTCAGATAGATTCTTGGATAGAAGCTACTGAAGAAGACGGAAGGGTACATGGTTTTGTTATACCTAACGGTGCTATCACTGGCAGGATGACACACAGAAGCCCTAACATGGCACAAGTACCAGCAGTCTATAGCCCTTATGGTAATGAGTGCAGAGCATGTTGGACTGTAGAAGAAGGTAATGTTTTAATCGGTGTTGATGCTTCTGGTCTAGAGATTAGAATGTTGGCACATTATATGGATGACGAGGAATACACAAATGAAATACTTAACGGAGATATCCACACAGCAAATCAAAAACTTGCAAAACTTGAATCAAGAGATAAGGCAAAGACATTCATCTATGCCCTTATGTACGGAGCAGGAGATGAAAAGCTTGGGTCTGTGGTTGGAGGAAATACAGCAGACGGTAAAAGAGCTAGACAATATTTCTTTGATAATAAACCTACATTTAAATCTCTTAGGGATAGAGTACAAAGAGCATCAGCAAAAAAATATCTCAAGGGATTAGATGGCAGAAAGCTTTATGTTCGTAATCAACATTCAGCACTGAACACTTTACTACAGGGAGCAGGAGCTATTGTTATGAAACAAGCTTTAGTTATCCTAGATGATGTGTTAAAATTAAACAACGTAGATTACAAATTCGTAGCTAACATACACGATGAATGGCAGATAGAAGTACCTGTAAACCAATCAGATTTTGTAGGTAGATTAGCAGTAGATAGTATAATAAAAGCAGGTACATTTTTTAACCTTCGCTGTCCGTTGGATGGTGAATACAAGATAGGAGCTAACTGGAGTGAAACCCACTAAAGAAGACAGGAAGAAATTTGATATTGATTTAGAGTATGGAGAGATAAGAGAAGACAAGATAAAGGACATGCTAACCGGTAAGAAGATAGAAGTTAAATCAGAGAAAGGTATGTGGATGAAGACAGGAAACATATGTATAGAGTATGAGTCATGGAACAAACCTTCTGGTATTAGAGCAACTGAATCAGACTATTGGTTTCATAACTTATGTGTAGGAGACAACGAGTTTTGTACCCTTGTATTTAAAACAGATGTACTAAGAACTATCGTTGATAAGCTTGATACATTTAAAACTGTAGCAGGTGGTGACCATAACGCTAGTAAAATGTTCTTAGTTAATCTCCAAAAGTTATTCTCATCAGATGTTATAAAAGCATTTAAGGAATCTGAAGATGAAAAAAAATAAAGAAACACTTGACACATCTACTCAAGAAGTATATAATAAACTGTCGGCTAAGAAAATAACAGCTGAATCTGGTCATTGGTATACCCAAGAGGGAGACCCAATGTACACAGTCATAGGTGCTAATGGTAAGGAAAGAAACACTACCCTTAGAGATGCTAAGAAAGATAACCTAGTACCCTCTGTCACTACCATTCTTGGTATGATAGCTAAACCCTCATTAGAGAATTGGAAAATAAATCAAGCACTTAACTCTGCTC